ACAGAACATATAAAACTATTCATGTGCGACTCGCGAGCTCGCTTAAACATCGCACAACCAGCATAATCATGCTCTACGACATGTAAGAAGCTGGGTTGAGAGTCTTTCCTCTTCATCGAGCTTCTCTTGAACGAGATAGTGAATCCCGTAGTGGCCACTCGGGTTGGGCTCCTTGCGACCGCCATACCTGGGCTCTGCTGGAAGTCCTTGCCTTTTATGCCAGCAAGGCAGACAATATAGAACACCGAATTTTTGTCTTGCCGTTTGCCTTAAATTAATAAACAATGTCATGTTAAACGTATCGACCGCACAGTCTACGCAAGTTGGATTGTAACTCATTTTAAGAATCTTTTTTTAAATATAATGATTTATATCCAACATTTTGTTTTGTTTTTTACCCTTCGCGTAGAGAGAAAATGTAATATGTTGAATGGTCAGGATTACAGGTAGCCAATTATATAAAACTGAAAACGTCGTTTCAAGATACCTGTGGGTGTTTCTCTCTCAGCTCATGGAAAAAAACTAAACATAAACAAACATTAACATAAAAATCATTTTTTTCAATCTCAAACAAAAAAAATGTCTTCTAAACGAAATAAACCAGTAGTACCAGAAGAGACTGATAAAGAAAAAGAGTTTCGCAATATGCTCCTTAGAAACAAAGATAACACATTGGCAAGAAGTTCCCAAGGCAACGCACTTATCTCATTTGCGACTCAACGTGACCTCAACTCGCTTCATAACATTATCCAATCAACTTCCATGGCAATTGACAGCCTCATTATTAGTCTTTGTCAAGACATGCGAGCCAAAACAAATCTTGCTTGTTATGGGGTGCCACTGATGAGACTCATCGAACGAAAGGAGACGAATATGTTTCTTGCGACCCTCATTTTAACATTTTTGCCTTATTGGTCTGAACGAGTAGAATGGCCTTTTCAGACGCTGCTAGTTTGGAGAAAGCGGGAAAGTACGGCCGAAATAAGCAGTTTAAAACTTTAGATGTTTGTTAAATTAATAGAGCTTGTTAGGTGTAACCATATATAGAGTGTAATAACAATTTAAATAATTCATTCTTATATATAATATACATACACTAGGTAGCATATTTACTTTAAAAATAAGATAAAATACCATGTTTTTAAACAATGAAACTTTAAAAATTGTTATTGGATACGCTCTATGTATTGCTGCTCATTTCGGGGCTGCTCACTTCTACGCAAGATACTGTACAGAACCGTCTATTATAGGTTTTGTTACATCCCCATTTATGACAATGAGTCCTCAGTGCCAAGCTGGAAGATGGATTATTTATAACGCGGCGTATAGTATTAATATCATGTGGGTCCTTACGGCAAAATGGCTTATTTTTAAAATAGCAAACATACTTCCAATCATGGGTGATCCATCTTCATTAGATACTTTGAAAAAAGAAACAACTTCAAAAGAAAAAAAAAACGAACCTGCGGAACCGATTGATTATGACTCTGATAAAACGGATGACACTACAACAAATTAATAAGGTCAAGCGTCTTTATCGTTGGCCTTTTTATAAAAAAAAATAATGATGCTCAGCAGGACTACTTTATTAAACCTACATAGAATTTAAACGACACCAATATAATTTAATTTGGTTGTTATATATAATTTAATTTGGTTGTTATATATAATATAACCGATTTATTATGAATCCAACAGATTTTAGCGAAAACAAAGAGTCTTGTGAGCAACTTGATGAAAATAATACAAATAATGGGATGAACGCAATTTTGGAGATATCCATAGGAGTTTTAGAGCTTTTTATATCTGAATCCAAAAAAACAATAGGCAAATCCATTAAGTGTTTAGAATTAGAATTAAAACCTAGTATTCCTGCTGAAATAAAAGAAACATTTAAAAATATTCAAATTAAAACTTTGCAAACAAATATATCAACATATAAGACGGCTGAATTAGCAACATACCTAGTCAAAGACATACAAAATAATTTCGACCGTGGGCGGAAGCAGCAAACATTAAATATAAATAGTGGAGCAGGAATTTCGTTATTATTGTTATCTTTTCTTGCTACAACTTTAGCTAGTTCGACGGCAGATGTCGACATTTACGGTTCGACCCGGAGTTCTACAGATTTTTCCGGCGAGGCCTCAGTCCTCCCGATTTGTGATACATACACAGATGAAGATTTAAGCCGTATGTATCTTGATTTAGGAAAAGCTACGACATCCGCCGGATGCCAATATCAAAATTCCAGATTCATTACAAGTAAGACTTATGGGTTACAAGATTTTAGGAGTACAGTAGAAGATATTAACGTTCCCGAAAATGAAACACACGCTCAACAGATGAAAAGGTCTCTGCAATATCTTGAGGTAAATCTTTACACTTCACTCTTACACCATAATGCTCCGCAATTTACCAAACATATGCAATTAAGATTAAAACCAATTAATATCCATTTGAAGTCTTTAGACAACGCCGTAGAATCTTTTGCACGAGGACAATTTAGTGACGTTGGAGACGTTCGAACAGGTCGAACCGTTTTTGATAATTCAAAAGAAAAAACTTACATATTACAAAATATCCCCAACGATGAAACTTTACAAAACGACGTAAATACACGTAACGCCGATGCCGCATATGATGAGTTAATGAAGCCAAAGCACACTAAACAAACAGACTCAAAGGAAGTTGTTTCACATACAAACACCGACATCCAAATTGAACATAGCTATAAGGGTCAGACCAAAGTAAAAACAAGTATTGCATACAATACGGCTCTAAATACTATGTTGGATTTTGAAATAACGGTTGAGTGTGAGATGGTTCTGCCAGTAAGCCCAACAAACCCTCAAATAATATGTTACTTTACTATTATTGGACCGGCAACGAGTACTTTCAATAGTGGAATTCTATTTCAGAATCTAGAAACCAAACTAATGACAACCTCAGGACTAGAAGGGGTTCAATTAGGAAGTCCTACCGCAGCGATTCAATCGCTTGCGATACACGCCAAAAAAGTAAGCGGCAGCTTATTTACAGAATCAAAATTACCAAATGAAAAGTCAATTGATTTTATTGACACCGCAGATGCGATTTCTGAACTCAAACAGACTTTACTAAATACGCCAATCTTTTTAAATACTTTGGCAAAAAGTCAATTTAGATTTTTGCTCGAAGAAGATTATTTAGAAATTTATAAGTCATATGTTAACGTGCTAGGGCCTGATGAATTATTAGCCGCATGTGACAAAACGTGTTTTTTTTCAAGATTAACCCGCAATTTAAAACGTTCTGAAGGCCAAAGAAAATATCTTTTAAATCTTGATGCCAACAACACTGAGCTAGATTACATCTCTTCATTTTTTAAAGATTCAAAAGATAGTTTACTTGGACGTGAAATTATCGATTTGCTTGGTAGCAGTTCCGTTAATGTAGTAAAGCTATTGCGGACAACCTCGGATGCGTTATATGTGGCAGGTAACGACACAGTCGCTACTGGGTTTCGTATATATGATAATTCATTGCATAAAGTGGAGGTAGGAGCGGATGTTGTCTCAACAGTCGGAGTAGTCGGTATGGGGTCATATGCTGCAATACAAATTGCGTTGTTTTTAATAGGTGGTCTTATGGCTTCGGTTGTTTGTTTTTTAAGATTCAAGTCGAAACTAACCAAAGTATTAAACCGAATAAAACTCGCTGACAGAGAAGAAGAAATAAAATATAAAGGTCAACTGGCAAATCTTGAATTACGTGACCAAACAGAAACCTTTGAAAATGCCCAAAATCTTGAAGCATTAAAATCAAAACAGGCTATTGAATCCTCGGGCTCAAACCAACTCACAATTAAACCCGCATTTGAACCCGCTGAAGAGGTCGGAAGAAAAGAAGTTTTATTTGCTAACCTAGCAAGAGACCTTTCCGTGGCACCAAATAAAAAAAAAGAGTATTTTTTATCAGATTACCCGTTTAATGCTCAAAAAATTAAATTATATCTCTCCGAGAAAGGCGTTGTTAAAACAGGGAATTCCAACCTGAAAGAGACAGCTAACGGTGGTAAATATTTTGACTGGGCAGAAAATCCCAACGGCGGTGCTAAAACAAGAAGGCATAAAAAAAGAGTTGGTGCTGCTTCAAAACACCACAATAAGCGGAGACGAGGAACTAAAAAACCCTCCAAAAAGAGAAGAGCCACTCGCCGAAAAAAAAATTAATTTTTATCGCACATTTGGATATGACAACAATTAAAATCATTATTTATTGTTTTACAATTAAAATCATTATTTATTGTAAAACAATTAAAATCATTATTTAAAAACAACTCAATAAAAATATTACAATATGAACTCTCAAGAAGAAGCGTCATTAATTATTGATGGCGGTCATTTGGCCCATGCAATGGGAAGCGTTACAATCAAATGTGCCAAAAAGTATAACATGAATCCCAAGGATATTCATGTTAATATAGATATGCTACTACCAGAAATTGAGAAACAACTCGGTTTAAAATTTAATTTATACCAGCAATTTTTCTACCAGGGAACGACCAATGGTCAGCCAAACGATTTTCATAAGAGACTTCGCCGTAACAACATCACCATTGGCATTCATGAAATGAAAATCCAACACGGAAAACCGGTCAATAAAGAAACTACCATAATGGATCCTAAGGATGTCGCAGTGGTTTCCACATTTATGAAGGCTCAAAAATGGTTGATTGGTATCTGTTGTCTTCTCTTATTAGCTCCCATTTACACTATTTTAAAAATGGTTGTAATTGCGTGTGTTGCTTATATAGAAGTCTACCATAAGGTTTCCTTTTTTGACATATGTAAGATAGTTGACAATACAAATCCGTATTCTCAAAAGGCCTCTATTTGGGTAGAACAGGGAGTTGACGTTCAAATCGCAACGAAAATAATTGAATGTGCTCATGGTATCAACGGACACTCCAAATCCAAGGTTTGTATAATTACCGGCGACTCGGATTTAAAATCTGCTTTTGTATGTGCAAGTCACGCTACATATGAGGGTGGAAATATAATTGTGCTGTCTGAATCCAACTGTCTGGCAACGTGTCTTGAACCATACCTGAATGATAACAAACAAGTTACACTCGAAAGTATTATGGAAGCGTGTGTCACATCGTATACAAATGAATTTTTAATCATGCCACGAGCAGTACCTCCAACTCCAGCGTTAATTCCAAAGAAAGTAATTAACCAGACAACCATCAAAATGCCACGTGCACCACCTCGAGCTCCAGTTCAAACGAAAGTCATAAGCAATCCAGCAGTTGTTGTGGAAACGCCAAAGTTGCCAAAAAAGAACATTGTTTCTAAAATAGTGGAACCACAATTTATGCCTAATATTTCGCATCCGATAAAACAAGACTCGAGTACGGTTGCAATGGTGGATGACCAACTTTCACTTGAAGTTGCATTGAAATTACACAAATTTATTGCTACAAAGTGTGGGAATAAACCATTTTTTACCATAGAAATGTCTCAGTTTTATAATGATGGCAACGAACTACTTAAACCGTTTGTTCAAAAAGTGAAGGTTAAAAGTATTTGTATGACTTGGAATGAGCTGCTTATTACCAGAGGGTCTCAGATTTTATTGGCCAATAGTGAAAGGAGCCAAAATTTAGTTAACAGTTATTTCGCAGTTAATGATCCTCCAAGTAAATCACAAAGGCAGGATTCTTATCGCAACGAACCTCCACGGGATTCTTATCGCAACGAACCACCTCCACGGGATTCCTACCAAAACGGAAAGTCTAATGATTCAGATGACACTGAGTTATTAATGAGACAGCTTAGTGTAGTATGGGACGGCACTATTCCAATTCGTGCTTTCTTAAAAGATAAGAAACAAATATTGGAACTATTAAATCTTTCGGTTTCAGAAACCTTAACAAGTATTAAAAATTGTTTTCCAAACGAAGAACCTTTTCAGACATGTTTCTCGAATTTTGAGTCCAAATATATTAATACAAATTATCGGTCATTATCCAAATTGTGCAAAGAAATTATTCTAGCTGTTGAAGAACCACCATTTCCGAATTCAACGGAAATAATTGACAACTGTATGATCATTGAAGCACAATATACGGTAACTGAAGTAGAAGAAATTACGAACGAAGTGGAAGTAGAAGAAATTACGAACGAAGAGGAAGTAGCGATGATTACGAACGAAGAGGAAGTAGCGATGATTACGAACGAAGAGAAAGTAGCGATGATTACAAACGAAGTGGAAGTAGAAGTTATTACGGGCGAAGTTGAAGCGATTATGGATGACATTGTGGAGTTTGTTGTAGAAAATTGTGTTTAATGTTAGGATTAGTTTGTTCACATTGAGTTTTATTAATTTATTTTTCTAGTTTTTCATTAAATTTATCTATTAGTTCTGTATGTCTAGTAGCAGGCATCATATAAGAGTTATATACCGGAATGGCCGCGACCGCAATAGCTACACCTCCAATAATACTAATAATTATTTTTTCTTTCATAATATAATTAATTAAAGGTTATTATATTTAATTACTAAAATTACATATAATATACAAAAAAGCAAGTTAAAATGAGTACGAATGTAGCGAAAAACAACAGTTGCGATGACTGGACAACTGCCTTTTCATAATTGTTTCTTCGTTTAAGAAGACATTCGTAGCGATACAACGCACTCAATAATTTGGCGTCTTCCAGTTGCGGAGCCTCTTGTAATAAGTCTTCGTATCGTACGAATTTGATTTTGATTTCTTCATGCTCCTGCTTGTTGCCAAAAGTATCACTGATTAATTCCAAATACTTTTCGTGAGAAATATCAATCTTCATACACCACAAATCAATGGCTTCGTCACACCCCCCACCAGAAGGAATAATTGGGACTCCTAAACTGAAAATTCTTGGGTCGTTTTCATCTAGGTCGCCAATGGGAATTTCTTCGCGAATCTCTTTAATGATGGGTCCTTTTACTTGGCCGGTTTCACCGTCTTTCATTCCCGCAGGTAATTCCAAAAGTCGCTTTCCCACTGGCAACCGAACTTGTTCCGCGACTGGAACCAAGGTTTCTTCCACACCGTTAATAGTGGTTTTCACAATAAACAAAATGGCGGTAGATCCTCCTCGATTGAAAAAAATGTTGGAGTGAATAATGCCCCCTTTCTCATCGTATGCTTCCGCTTTGCCCTTGTAAAAGCCAACATTGGAACCAAACATATTAATGTCGGTGATTTCAAGAGATTCTAATCGGAACTGACAATTATTAAACCAATGCGTAAACTTGGGAGCATTGATTAGGGCTTCTAAGTGAGGAGTTACTGAAGGATTCACCGACCAGACACGGCAGTTGTCATAGTAAACAGAAGAAGATTTTGGGGATTTGGACATTTTTGTAATTTGCTGAAAAATGAAATAATGATTTTTATATTTTATTTCATTTTTTTATTAAAATACTTATTTCTCTCTTTTACGCCGAGAGAAACATTTTCTTGGAATTTTCGTGGAACGTAACCGTTTTGTAATACGACGTTTATGGGTTTTGGTTCTTTTGATGGGCTTTTTATGTCGAGTGCCACCCTCACCGGCCACCTCCGGATTATCACGATACCATTGTTCAAGTCGAGAATATAGTTCCTCATCTTTTTGTTCTAAATTGACTTTCAATTCATTCAACTTACCTTTCAATTCATCCAACTTACCTTTCAATTCATCCAACTTAACTTTAAAATCAAATTTTTTTTCGAATCCTATGTTTTCCATATTACGTATAATCTCGAGCGCAGCATCCAGTTCTTCTTTTATAAGGGTATTTTGTTGTTGTAACGCATTATCACTTTGTTGTTGTTGTAACGCATTATCACTTTGTTGTTGTTCTAAAATTTGGTTTTCAATCTTGGCGTTTTCAAACCCATCTTGTAAATATTCCTTAGGAATTATATAATTATACTTTACGCATTCTGGTTTATCGACAACGCATGACATTTTGGGTTCAATGTTCATTAAATCATCCTTATTGAAATTATCCTTAATGTTAAACACCGCAGGGTCAATGTATCCTTTTTGGCCTCTTGAGATATTTAATTTTTCTTTATATTTAACTATAGAATCAGCTCGACTCGCCGCGTTTTTAGAAGTCCAGCCAGAGCCCGGCAATGGGCGTATTTCATCAGTTACTATATACGAATTCAAAGACATAATAATAAATTTATACTATATTATTATATTTATTTAATAGCCAAGTCTAATTATTATACACAAAAATCACAATATTTATTATGGCTTCTTATTCGGAGCGGTCTTTCGAACTCTAGGCTTTCTTGGCTTAACAACTTTTTCATCTGTTACCGGCTTAACAACCGCAGGTTCAGGTACTGGTTCAACTTCTTGTTCCTTGCGAGCGGGCCCCCTCATCTCACTGCGAGTTTCGCACATAAGCTTGCCTCCCTTGACACCAGTAACCTTAGAAGACTGATGTTCGTGAGTACCCGTATGAGCTCCGGCAACGACATCCACTTGAACATATTCACCCTGTACCAAATACTTGTACTGGTCCTTCCCAACAGTTACCCCGCTGTGGTGAACAAATATGTCTTTGCCTAAATGAGTGCCCTCCATCATAGTAATGAATCCAAATCCGGACTTCTTGTTGAACCATTTTACACAACCAATTACGTGTTCGTCTGTCATTTCTGTATGTCTTTTGATTATACATTATTATTCAGATTGTCTTTAAATTGATTATTCAAAAGACTTATATGTTAAGGGTTAATTATTTGGTACATAATTAATAACCCAAACATAAGTAGTATCAATGGTATAACAAGTGTGCCAAAAAAGTATGTACCTCCACCGGGGTTTCCTATTTTTTCAAAAAAGTTGGGAATGAATATAGCTAGCCAAGAAATCGTTAACACCGCAAAACCTGCCAGTATAAACAAAGTGGTTGTGTGTGCGTCGCCCATTTTTTATATATTATGCGATTATTTTAAATAAATCAAACAGTAATTCGTAATTTGGTTCTTCCTTAAATTCAAGTTTGGTTACGGCTTGTAAGTATTTTAAAATAACCGAATTGGGTTGATTTCCTAAATTCAATTTCATCGCCTTTATGTTATCTTGATTTCTCTCTACTTGCCATTCTAAACTCCCATTTAAAAAGTATAACAACATGTATCCCAAGGAAATTAAGTCGTCTCTACGGGTCAGTTCATTAAAATCGTGAGCATATACGCTCGCAAAATTGGGGGTTCCTACTAAACTACTGGTCGGTTTGTTCGGGATATGAGTACCGTTCACTAAATAAGGTTTACAAAACCCAAAGTCAATTAAGTGAATTTGGTTGCTTTTATTACCCAACCCAAGCAAAAAGTTATCAGGTTTAATGTCTCGATGTATAAATCCATGTTCGTGGAGCGATTTTAATAAAGTTAATATTTGATTTCCAATTTGTAAAACCAACTTGAGAGAGAAAACCGATTTCCTTTGCTTTAATGACTCCAACGATTCACCTAATAAATCCAGTACCATATAATTATTTATAGAATCCTTACCAAACCACCTTACCTTTGGGATTCCATCAATATTATTTAAGTATTGATAAATTTTGGACTCATTTTTTAATAATTTGCTGCCTAATGAAATGGACTCCATTTTAATGGCAACAAGCTCTGAAGTTCGCGTGTTAATACCCTTAAATATAAAGCCAAACGAACCTTCCCCAATTTTTTCAAGCAATTTGTATTTATTTATTGTTAAGCCC